CCAGTAGATGATCTTATAATAACTTGAATTTCGTTGTCGTCTAATATCTTGAATGTATAAGCAAATACAGTAGTTGATCCATTACCAGAATAACTGACTTTAACTGTAGTTGAGGATATTGTCATATATTAGAAACCTTTAAACAAACTTGATGGTTTTGTAAACAAAAATTCTTGATCTCCATTTTTTTTCATTTCTCTTTCCATTCTTTTAAGATAACCAGGTGATAATGTTTCCATCATTTGATAGCCAATAGCATAATCAAATGCTGTTTTGGCATAAAATAAATTTAAAAAAGGAATATTTCCAACAACAGATTTGTATGCTTGTCTTTGTGCTGCATCTATTTTTCCTTCTTTAATATAATCAAATACTTTATATAATTTACCAGCTTCTGATATTACTGGACCAGCTATTGTAGCAAGAACACCAGCACTACTTTTTGATTCTTGAAATAAAAAATCACCATAAATACCTAATCCACCACCCCTTGCTGCAGAAGCAAGCCAAGTTTTTAAATCTGTTGGATCTTTTGGTGTTTTACCTTTTAATATATCTAATACAGAATTAGAAATATATCCAAAGATTGTTGCACCAATAAATAAATTTGCAATACCTAAAGCTCCTTCTCCAGTTCTTCCAGCTTTTATTGCTGCTATTTCTCTTCCTAAAGACTTTTGTGTAAATGCTATAGCAAATCCTTTAAATTGTCCCATAAATCTTATAGCTTCACCAGGATAAGTTCCTGCTAATAATCCTTGTTTCATAAAAGCTCTAACTCTTGCATCAGATTCAAGAACAGCAAATGAAGATCTATCTACAAATATACCAGTTACTTGTGTTTTTAAATTGTCTTTAAATAAATCAATTTGTCTTTGACTTGGATTTTTCATATCCATCAAAGGTAATATTTCTTTAGTTGTTAAATTATCTATATTACGAACAGAAAAAAACTCTGTTCCATCTTCAGCTTTTTCAACATCCATTTTTCTAATAGTATTCCAAATCTTTTCATCAATACCAAAATGAGTTATTAATCTTTTAAATTTGTCATCTAAGTTTGCAAATGCAATATTTCTTTTATTTGCAACATAATTTCCTAAGCCAAGAACAGAACCTTCTTTTAAAGAATCAGTCCACCAGCGAAGTAAATTAAGTTTAAAAAACGTTCTTTGTATTTTTGTAAATCCTTTATTTAAAACATCTCCAGTTGAATAACGACCAGCTAAATCATGAGTAATATTATCATTCATAAATCCTAACTGTTGAGCAATACCTATTCTTCTTTCTGATGATTTAATTTTAGATAAAGCTGTCATTGCTTCTTGCACACCACCTAAATAAGTTTTACCTTGCCATTTTAATTCTCTTGCATAGTTATGAATATCTGTAAAAGAAGATATAACAGCACCTCCTAATTTAGTCATGTTAGCAACTGATCTAGTGATTGCTGACCATTTAGCACCACTAAAATGACTAATCATATTTACTCTTCCAGTTACTTCATCTAATTGATATTGAAAAGCTCTTTCATCATCTTTAATTTTTTGAGTAATTTTTTCATTCTTTAATAAATTTCTGGCAACCAATCCTTTTATTGTATTAAAATTTTCTTCTGGTTTAGTTCCTAATACATTCATTATACCAATATTATTAGCAGATCTTTGCAAGCCAAAGAAAAAAGATTCTCTTAAATTTCCAAATCCAAATTTTTTATTATAATCAAACCAATCATCAGATGTTTTAAAGAACAAAACTCTTTTTGCATTCATGTTCTTTGTAATATCTCTTGATCCATAAGATGCAGCAGAACCATCTGTAACTATATGTTCGTTACGAGCTAATGAATTATAAACATTATTTAAAAAATCATCTTTATTATCAAAGCCACTAAATGTTTCGTCTTTTAACTTTGGAGTAATGTATTCTTTCCATGCTTTTAAATTTCTATCTAATCCACCATCTAAATCATCTGATTCTTTTCCAGACAATTCCTTTAATACTTTTGCTGCGTTTCTTATTTGAAATGGATCATGTGTTTGTCTTACAATCCAACCAGGTAATTTACCTATATTAGCACCAAGGTTGTTTAATCTTTTTCTTATAGATTCAGAATAATCTGACATTATGTTTGCTAATTTTATAATGTCTTTATTTTTTTCTGTTATTGCTTTGCCTTCTCCTGATTCCCAAATTGTTTTAGATAATCTTCTATCTATATCTTCGTTTGCTGTAGAAAATAATTCAACTACATTATTTTGTCTTAATTTTTCATAAAATGCAGATGATAATTTTCTATATTCAGAAAGTTGAGAAAGTGCTACAGAAGCTCTTGCTCCTGATTTTTCTAAATTACTACCAACTAATATAGCTGACAATCCTTCTGACTCATTACCTTTAAAATCAATTAATACTTTATCTACAGCTGTTCTTATTTTAATTTCATTTTCAATGGCGTTTCTTTCTTTAATCTTTTTTGTTATTTGTTGTTCTTTTAGAACTTGATTTGCTAGTTCATCTTTTAAAGCATTATCAAGATTTTCTAATTTAGCTTCTCTTTGAGTTTTTCTAATATTATCAATAATATCTGCGGCTTGTTCTTGATTAACATTACCTCTTTTTAAAGCCTGTGCTACTAAATCAATACATTTATCTTTTGCCATAATTATACGTTGTTAATACAGTTAATACCATCAATGATAGCATCTTTGATTTCTTTCTGTTTATCAGAAATTTCTTTTGATTCTTTTTTAGAATCTTGTAATTCTTTACTATCTTCAATATCTAAATCTTTTTGCTTGTCTTTTAAAACGCTTAATTGATCATCTAAAGATTTATTTTCTCTATCAATGATTATTTGATCTGATTCTTTTGTTTTTAAAGTATTATCTAATTTATCTAAAGTATTTTGTTCTTCTGTTTTAAATTCTTGTTTACCAGCACTTTCGTTTATTGGTTGTCTTGAAGATGTTTTAAGAGTATTATCAACTGAGTTTTTAGAATTGTTTTTATCTTTTACATTAACATCTTCATTGATTTGTGCATCTCTTAATTTAGGATCAAGATTTGCTACTGGTGTTACATCAACTGGTTTTTCTTCTAATAAATCAGATAGTGCTTTTGTAAGTAATAACTTTCTAGTTTCTGGATCTGTTTCAGAAAGTCTTAACATTATCTCTGAATTAGCTGGATAATATTCTTTATATAAATTAACTGCAGGATCTTCTGTAGAATTTATTCCAGCAGAATCTCTTGCTTGTTGTACTCTTTCTTTAAAATCTACATTTGTTCTAAAATCTTTTAAAGCACCTACACCAACATGTAATCCTCCTCCAATAATAGTTCCAAATGTTACGTTTAAAAAACTATCCATTAAACCATAATCAGCCTGTTCAGCTTGTGCTACGCCATAAACAATAGGTTCTACTAATGCAGCTCCAACTGCTCCTTCAACAGCACCTCTAGCAAGTCTGGCAGTAGTAAATCCTTGTCGTGCAACCAAAGATGCAAATCTAGCCTCACCAACAACAGGAACAAATGCCGATGCAATGTTAATTGGATCTGCCAAACTAACTCCCAATCCTGTTGCAAACTTTAAAGTACCAGGAATAATTCCTGTTTGACCACGAGCAAGTCTATTTGCTCTATCTATTTCTTTTAATTTACTAGCGGATAATAAATCAACAGTTGATTGTTTTTCATCTTGTTCAAATAATAATCCAATATTAGAATATTTTTTATTTAACTCATCTCTTGGAATTAAAGGTTCATCTTCTGTAGATGGATAAACATTAGGATAAAATTCACTAATTTCGTTGCTAATACTTCCATTTCTTGATGCTTGTAAATTTCCGTATCTAATTAAAGAATATGTTGGATTAAAGTTCCAAGCATCTTCGGCTGCAACTCCTAATGTTTCAGATAAACTTAATTTATATTTATCAAAACCTATTGCTTGAGCATTTTCTTCTGTATCTAAACCAAATCCTATATTAGGCATAATGTTATTATCTAGAGAATATATTTATAATAGGTTCGCTTCTTAGAATTTTTTTTGTTTCTTGTGCTGTGGTTTTTTTAAAATCAATATTTTCGTTTGAGTTTGGCAGTTTAAAAGATGTATCGTCAAAATTTAATTTAATTAACTCGCCTTTTTTATTATTTAACAATCCAACACTACCATCATAAAATTTTACAGCTAAAACTAAACCATTTCCATCAGGTGAATTAATCCACATTCCATTTTCTTTTATTTGATTTTTCATACCTTTATCTAAAATATCTTGAGAAATTTTTTTATCATTTGATTTAAAAGATTCTAAATCTAATTTATCTATATAAAAATCTTTTATAACATTTGCTTTTCTTTCAATAAAATCTATTTGAGTTTTTTCTAATCTATCATTATTATATATTCTTGGAATAAAATAAGTATCTTTAAGAACAAAATTATTTTTAATATAAGATGTAGATTCTGTAATAGCATCTTTCATATCCATTCCTCTAGACATTTTGTTTGCTGCAACATAAGTTAATACATCTTGTATATTACTTAATTTTTTATTAGCAGTAGATGTTACAAATGGATTTCCCATCATAACAACTTTTCTAAAATCAGTTAATTCGTTTGCAATTTCTGTTTGTAATGATTTTTTAGAATCTGTTGTTGTAGCTATATATTTATCTAATCTATCTCTTTCTTCTTTTGTATCTATACTTAGTGCTTGTTTAGCAAAATTTGAATCTCCTAAATAAGAAACAAATTCAGCTGTTATTGGTAATCCATTTTCAGGTTCTGATAATTGGTTTAATAATTTACCATAATTATCTCCATATGTTTTTTCTAAATCATTAAGATATTTAATTTTTCCATTAACATCTTGATTGTTATAATCTTGAACTATTCTAGAAGCATCTTGTTGTGGTAATATTTTAATTTTTTCATCATTAACACCTATTAATTTTTGAGCATTTACAACAGAACTAATGTATTTTTGAAATTTACGATCCTTAATTACTAAATCTGTTTCATTATTAAAATCAGAATATTTTTCTTTAACGTCTGGATTAAATTGCATAACAATAGAAGCTGGATCTTTTTTAAGCATTTCATCTTTTTTAGATGCAAAGTTTATAAGTCTTTGTTTCATTTCTAAATCAAACGCTTGAGAGCCTTCTCTAATTGGATAATTAGCAATAATAGAAGATTCTGTTCCTATTTTTGCATTAAACATTTTTGCAGACTCTCCTTTAAATATTATTAATCCAGATTCTTTATCTTTAAAATCTATGTATGCTTGTGGTCCAAGTATTGGTTTGATTGTTTTCTCATCAAATTTGCTAGGCATTCCTGCTTCAATTAAAGCAAAGTGGTTTTTAATTCCATCTGTTACAGCTGGTCTAGCATCAGAATTAGCTTCATTAATTAATTTTATTCTTTTTTCACCAAGAATATCTGGATAATTATTAGCATCATTAAGTTTAAGAGCAGTTCCAACAGGATCTGTATTCAGATCTCTTTTAACTTCTAATGTTTGAACTAAACTTGGTATTCCTCTTGCTTTTTTCTGATATGTATCTTCATCAATAATAAAATCTTTTCTTAAATCTTGATATAAAACACCAAGATCTGAATACATAGTTTCTTTTTGAAGTTGATTGTCAGAATATAATCCTGTTGTTAAAATTCTTTGTTCTTTAATATCTGCTTGATTAACTCTATCTTGAATTAAATTTTCTCTATTTTTTGTTATAACAGATGATAATTGTTTTTTTTCTTCAGCTAAATAATTATTAAGAAATAAATTTTTTACAGAACCACTTGGAGCTTCATTTGCATATTTTTCTTTAATTTGTTTTGAATATTGTAAAAATATATCTGAACTTGTTATTGGATCTGCTGATTTAGAAATTCTTGCTTTTGTTTCTTCTAATTCAATAGATGCTTTATTTTCCAATTCTAATGCTTGTGTTTTATCAACAACAGCTTGTTCTTTTACATAATAATCATTTATAGATTTAATAACTGGTTCTAGTGCTGATGCTGGAGATCCAACTCCAGATAGAGGAACTTGAAAAGAAGTTTTAATGCTAGCAGCTTCAGCAGTAGGAACTCCTTGAACTGTAAACGTGGGTATCTTTGGCATTAAAATGATCCTTCTGATCCAGTTAATCTTGTATTAATCGGTGAGTATGTTGGTGCAGATGAAAATATATTACCAGCACTTGTTAATAAACTTGATCCAGCACTTGTTCCTAAAAATGTACTTGCACCTTTAAATAGAGTTCCCATTGCAGTCATTCTTCCAGTTTGTCTAGCCATATTACCTTGTATTCTGTAAAAGTTTGCTTCTTCAAGTTTTCTAGTTTTTGCTACATCACCATCATATTCAATAAGATTTTTTTGTAATTCTGCTTCAGTAGCATTAGCCATTTGTATTCTTAATGATGTTCCAGTGTCTTGTTGAACGCCAGCTTTTGCAGTTGATACTGTAGTTCTTCCAACAAATCTTTGGTAATCTTTATTAAACTGACCAAGTTTGTATTCTGTTTGTTTATCTATTGCACCAGCTTCTTGATCTGCAATTTCTGCATTACGATTTTGAACTGATTGATTAAATTTACCAATAGCATTTTGTTGTTTCGCCTGAACAACAGTCATTGCTGCTGATACGTATGGTAAAAAAGGTAAAGCTGCTGCCATTAAAAAATCCTTGCCATTCTATAATG